ATGGCTACGAACAGAATATCTCAGTAGGCATCAACAATAAAAAGGGGGAGCGGCCTTACAAATTTACATCTACCAAGGAAGAAATTCTTCAAATCAAAGCTTTTTTTGATCGACATAAAGGCTCTGATTCATTTCTATGGAATTCTCCTTTGGATGGAGAGGTGAGAGTTAAAACAGATACAAGTTATACACTGAGTCAAGTAGGTGGAATGATCTGGACTATCTCCACAACCTTTACCCAAGTTTTTTATCCTTAAATCTAATCAACTTCACGCCCCACTAGATGGGGCTTTTTTGTGAGAAAAATATGACAATTCAAACTGGAAATTTAGGAACAGCACCGAGTGGTGCAGGCGGTGATACCTTTCGCTCATTTGCCGCCAAGATGAATGAAAACTTCACAAATAATACGCATGCTGCGAGTCGATTGGTTGGTACAGCTGCTGGCAATTTAACGGAAATAGGCTTGGATGGTTGGACAGCTGGATTAACTACCCCTGCTTATGCTGGTGGGGGTGGTATTCAAAGTTTAAGGAACGGTATATCAAACTGGATTAATAGTCGCTCTGTCTTGGTGATTAAAGGGGATCAGCCATGGCGAGGTATTCATATAGGTTGTGCAAATAATGTCGGAAACCCTCGTGATTTATATATAATTTGTGGGAATGATACTGATAAGAATTGGGGGCCAAGCTATTTAATTTATAATTCAGCGAATACCACGGTGGATAGTAATGGATTTATCAAAAAGGCTTCTCCTATTATCAAATTATTTTCAGATAAAATTGAAGTAAATGAAGAGGCTTCTGAACAAAATCCTGTATTTGAAAAAGTGGATACTGGTCATTATCTGATTAAAAATACATTAGGTTTTGCAACAGAAGGTTGGTGGATTGAAGTACCAACTGATACCAATGGTAATCGTATTTGTGCAGTTGAATATCAAACCTTACAAAATGGTGATCTTGAAATTAAGACATTCAAGAAAAAGCTCAATGAAGAAGGTGATATTGTTGCAAATTTGGATGCATCAATTGATATTCCAAACAATGCAAATGGCGAACCACGTTGGATAGATGTTCGACTTCATTCAATTATTAAACCAGTAGTCAATAAAATGCCACGGACAGAAAAACAGCCTCGAATGGTTCAACAAGTAAAGTATGCACCGCAACTGACATACATCACCAAATATGAAGATCTATTTGATGATGCTGGAAATCCAGTCATCGTGGATGGCCAGAAATATCAAAAGCCAGTTATCCATATTCAAACAGATAAAAATGGAACTCCAATCTTGAGCAATCAACCTGTTATAAATGATAAAGGCGAGCCTGTTTTTGAATGGGTGCAAGCGATAGATAGTGAAGATCAGCAGATTTTTGATGATGTGCCTGTGCTCGATGACAACGGCAATCAAATCTATGATGAGGTAACTTATGAGCCTCAACAGTGATTTTCAAAAGCTCTATGTCGATGGGTTAATTACCTTATTTGAATTAGATGCCAGCGCTTTAGGTGCTGGCGTTTTACGTTTCCATGGTCATATCTCATATGAAGACTGGGAAAAGATTTATTCATCGATTGGATCAGATGGGTTAATGGGGGCTGATACTGGCTCAATCGGTAAGGTGTTTGATATTGGAGATGAGAAAGTATGGCATCGTAATATCGTTTTTAATGGTCAGACCTATGAACCAATGGCATTACAAGTCGATGGTCTAGAAATGCGCAGTGATGGTAAAGCTTCATCACCGACTCTTAGCATGGCCAATTACATCAATGGAATTCAAGGTGCTGTATCTGCATATTGTTATCGTTTTAAAGATTTTGCAGGTGCCAAACTTAAAGTGATTCGTACCTTGGCCAAGTATATCGATGCTGAAAACTTTACTGAAGGTAATCCATCAGCCAATCCAAATGAATCGAAAATACAGCATTGGTTCATTGAACAAAAAACTTCTGAAAATTCCACTCAAGTAACATTTGAACTTTCAAATCCTATTGATTTTCAAGGTTTAAAGATACCTGTTCGAAACATCACTGGATATTGTGATTGGGCAATGCGTGGCGATTATCGTGGAGAATCTTGTAAATATACCGGGTTGAAATATTTCACTGACAAGGATGAGCCTACAGATGATCCAAGTCAGGACAGATGTGTTGGTCGATTTGGTTCATGTCGATTACGAGATAACGAAGCAAATTTTGGTGGGTTTCCATCCTCAAATATGTTTGGGCGATAGCACATGAAAATCAAAGCAAAATTGAAAAAGCAAATTATCACAGCTGCTATGGAAGCCTATCCACATGAAATGTGTGGCGTGGTTCAGAATGGTGAATTTATTCGGCTTCCTAATATTTCAAAAGATGCAAAAAATCATTTTGAAATTGATCATCAAGCCTTGGCTGAAATTGAAGATCAAGGTGAAATTGAAGCCTATGTGCATAGCCATCCTGATGGTACAGCAGTTGCCTCACCATTAGATAAGCATCAAATAGAACTTCACGGAAAACCTTGGATTATCTGTGCTTATCCTGATACTGATATCCAGATGTTTCACCCAACTGGCTATAAGGCCCCTTTGATTGGTCGTCATTATTTCCATGGTTGGCAAGATTGTTATGCTTTAGTCCGTGATTTTTATTCGCGTGAACTTGGTGTAACGCTTGATGATTTTGAGCGTGATGACAAGTGGTGGGAATCGAAAGAACATGCTTCTTTGTATTTAGATAATTATGAAAAAGCAGGCTTCTATGAGGTTTTCGAACCCCAGTATGGTGACATGATCATTTGTAAAGTTGGACGCACAGAGCATCCTAATCATGCTGTTTTATGGCTTGGTGATCAATCGACATTGAAATCTGAAAATTCTCAACCATGTACCGGTTCGACTTTGATTTTACACCATCCATATAACCGTGAATCAGAACGCACTGTATATGGGCCAAATTGGGTTGAGCGCACAGTTAAAATATTGAGGCATAAAGATGTACAAAACAATTCGATTTCACGGAGTGCTTAGAGAGCGGTTCGGTAAAGAGTGGCGTTTAGAAGTTAATTCTGTAAAAGAAGCAATGCGATTACTTTCGGCTCAAATAAAAGGTCTAGAACATTTTATGCTGAATGCACACAAGCAAGGACTTCGTTTTGCGGTATTTACTGATAAGCGTAAAACTATTTCTGAAAAAGAAGTGGATATGCAGACTGCAAGTGAATTGATTCGAATTGTCCCTGTTGTTGCTGGAGCTGGTGGCGATGGTGGATTACTCAATACAATACTTGGGGCTGTAATGATTGTTGTTGGTGTGGTGATGATGTATTTCCCTGGTACACAAGCTATGGCTCCTTCAGTGATTGGAGCCGGTATTGGTTTATTGGTCGGTGGCATTGCCTCAATGCTCATGCCAAAAGCCCAAACAGATGATGCCAATAGTGATGGAAATAAAGCCAATAAGGGTTTTGGTGGTGCAGTCACCACTGTTGGCCAAGGTAATCCAGTCCCTATTTTATACGGCCAAAGAGAGATTGGCGGTTTTATTATTTCTGCAGGCCAGTACCCCGAAGATCAACTCTAATTGTTTTTATTTCCTGGCGCATTTAGCGCCTTTTTTATTGCCTGAGATAAAGTATGAATACAAATATTAAAGGAGCTAAAGCAGGCTCAAGCAAATCAAGAACACCTGTAGTCGCTTCTGATTCAGCTCAAAGTATTGTTTTTTACAAAATCTTAATGGGCATGGCAGAGGGAGAAATTGAGGGCTTGGCCAATGGCTGGAAATCAGTCTATCTTGATGACACACCCATTTTAGATGCTTCAGGCAATAGTAACTTTGAGTCAGTTACGCGCGATTTCCGCACGGGGACCAATGACCAAGATTACATTGAAGGCTTTGTTGAAACATCAAATATTAATGATGTTAATGTAGAACTTACCACTCAATGGGTGAGATCCATTTCAAATACTAGTATTGATGCTTTACGTGTGCTTTTACGTTTTGGCGCATTGAGAACCACTAATCCAAAAAACGGTGATGTAACTGGTGTATTGATTAAGTATGCAATTGATATCAGTACAGATGGTGCAGCGTATGTTGAAATGATCAACACAGCAATCGATGACAAAACTTCTGATGCTTATGTGCGTCCACACCGTATAGATCTACCAAAAGCGCAAACAGGTTGGAATATTCGCGTTAGACGTTTAACGCCACCAGCGAATAGTGATTACATTACTGACAAAATGTATATCGATTCATACTCTGAAGTCATTGATGCAAAATTAAGTTATCCAAATACAGCGCTTTTATCTTTACAGTATGATGCTCAAACCTTTTCAAATGCTGCCAAGGTTGCAGTAGAGGCTAAGGGGATTAAGGTACGTGTACCAACAAATTACGATCCTGAATCACGTCAGTATGTTGGCATTTGGGATGGCTCATTTAAACGCGCTTATTCAAATAATCCTGCATGGATTTACTATGATCTATGTACAGCAAAGCGATATGGCTTAGGTGAACGAATCACTGATGCAATGTTGGATAAAGCCAGCCTGTATCGCTTAGCGCAGTATTGTGATGGCATGGTGTCAGATGGTGAGGGGGGATTAGAACCACGTTTCACCTGTAATATTTATATTCAATCTGCTGAAGATGCTTATTCAATTCTTACAAAATTAGCAGGTTTGTTTCGAGCTATTTCATATTGGGATGGTGATTCGATTATCTGTGAAGCTGATGCCCCAGATGATGTTTATTATGCTTACACCAATGCCAATGTGATTGATGGCAATTTTGAGGGGTCTGGTACACGTAATCGAGATCGCCACAATGTCGCCAAAGTTGCATGGGATGATCCTAAGAATCGCTACAAAACTGATTATGAGATTGTGCGAGATGAACGTGCGATTGCTGAAGCTAAAGCAGTTCGAATTGTAGATGTTGATGCATGGGGCTGTACGAGTCGCGGTCAGGCGCAACGTGCTGGATTATGGGCTTTACGTTCAGAGCAAAATGAAACTCAGACAGTCACTTTTAAAGTAGGTCTAGATGGTCAAATCACGCCACCCGGTAAAATTATTTCTGTGGCTGATAATGATTTTGCTGGTCGTTTTATTGGTGGTCGTATCAAAGCCATTTCAGCAGATCGCAAAACCATCACTCTGGATCGTGATGTTTTGGCTCAACCAAATGACGTGATTTATGTTAATGGTGAATCTGGCCAGTCAGTTCAACGTCAATTGGCTTCAATCAATGGTCAGGTCGTTACGGTCACACAAGCTTTTAATGTGGGGGAAATAGCTGCACAAAATGCTTGGAATATTGATTCAACGGATTTAAAAACACGTAAATTTCGAGTTGTTTCACTGACTCAGGATGATGAACATCAATTTACCATTACTGCTGTTGAATACAATGCTGCTAAATATGATGCCATTGATAATGGTGCATTTATTGATGACGTGCCAACAACCATTATTAATCCTGTTGTACAAGCACCTGCAACGAATGTGCAAATTGAATCCTATGATTCAGTGCAACAAGGGATCAACATTGCGACCATGATCATTAAATGGGTCAAGGCAGAGTATGCGGTGAAGTATCTTGTCGAGTGGCGCAAGGATAATGATTCTTGGATCAAGATGCCGACGACTGGCGCAACCTCAGTTGAAATACCAGGGATTTATGCAGGTAGTTATCAAGCGCGTGTAACGGCTATTTCTGCTTTCGATATTACCTCTTTAGCAGCGAGTTCAGCATTAACCACATTGCAAGGCAAACAAGGCAAACCACCAAAACTTGCCAATATCCATGCTGAAGGTATTTTATTTGGCATGAAATTAACCTGGTTGTTTCCAGCAGTGGGGGCATTGGATACCGCGTATACAGAAATTGAAGTTTCACCAGACAGCACCTCAAACATTGCTCAACTTGGTTTGTTTGCTTATCCGACAACGGTGCATACGATTCAAGGTATGCAGCCAAACTTACGCCAGTATTACCGTGGGCGTTTGATTGATCGCATTGGTAATGTCGGTGACTGGTCAGATTGGGTCAGTGGTGTGACTTCAGCAGATGCTTCAGATGTGCTTGAACTATTGAATGATCAAATCTCTGAAAGTCAGTTAAATCAGGATTTGAAAACTAAGATTGATCATATCGAAAATATTGATACTGATATTTCAGGGCTTAAGACATCTGTACAGCAAGCGAAAGAGTCAGCTCAAAAAGCAAATGATGATTTGTCCATTGAACGGACTGAGCGTATTGACTCAATCAATTCAACTACTTCAAAGATCAATACTGAAATACAGGATCGAAAAACTGCGATTAGTACTTTGGAAGATGGATTAACAAAGCAAATTAAAGCAGGTGATGATGCTGTTTTAGAAGTCGTGGATACAGTCAAAAAATCAAGTGACCAAGGTTTAGCGGCAGCACAATCAAGTATCAAGGTTGTTGCTGATGATTTGAAATTGACTGCAGAGAAGACTGATGGTGTTTACGCGCAACTAAATCCAAAATTGATTGGATCTTCATCCGATCTGATCGGCAATGATCAAGGTTTCGCAGGAACTTGGTCACTCCAATCAGCAATGATTGAAGGTGATCTAGCCCTTAGTAAACGAGTTGATACAACAGTTGCACAGATCAACGATGTACAAGCATTAGCACAGCAAGAAGTTCAAGCTCGTGTTGATGGAGATAAAGCGAATACGCTTGCTTTAAATAACTATATTTCTAGCAATAATTCAGCCTTATCTTCAGTACAGCAAAAAGCTGAAACCGCTGTAACACAATCAACAGCAAACAGTAGTTCTATTGAGGCATTAGATAGCCGCGTTGATGTTGCTGAATCTGATGCATCGACAGCAAAAACTAATGCAGCCAGTGCATTAAGCAAAGCAAATACTGCGGTTACTGATTCAAGTGCAGCAGCATCAATGGCGCAACAAGCCAATGCAACAGCAACGTCAGCAAAAAGTACAGCCGATAACGCATTAACCAATTCTGCAACTGCTTTATCAAAAGCTGATGTGGCAGTGACAAATGCAAGTTCTGCTGTATCGAAAGTGGATGCTGTAGAGGCAAAGCTCGGCAATTATGCGACAACGGGTGCATTGAGTACTGTTGATTCAAAAGTTGCTGATGTTGACAATAAATTGACAGCAACAACGACTAAGGTTGATGGTGTATATGCTCAAATCAATCCACCACTGATTGGTTCAGAATCTGATCTCATTGGTAATTCTGGTGGATATGCTGGCGTATGGTCTGAACAATCAGCACGTATAGAAGGAGATTTAGCTCAGTCTATTCGCACTGACCAAGTTACTGCCCAAATGAACCAGAATGATGCTTTATATCAACAACAGATTAAAGCAACAGCAGATGCGGTATCAGCCAATGTTAAATTGACTGAAACGCTTCAAACAAAGGTTGGAGACAATACAGCTTCGATTCAAGAAGTTGCTGAATCAACCAATGGTTTGTACGCACAAAAATTTACTAAAATTGATGTGAATGGCAAAGTTATTGGGTGGGGAGGTGCTAATGATGGTGTAGAGGGACAGTATATTTTTGATGTTGACTCATTGGCTATTGGACGCGGAGATAGTGTCGGTTATTACCCATTTATATTCCGAACCACACCATTTACCGATCCAGTCACAGGTACAGTATTTCCTGTTGCCGCATACTTGAAATCAGTATTCATGGATTACCAATCTGTTAAGACCTCACATATTGATAACCTGGCTGTGAAGACTGGTCAAATTGATAATTTAGCTGTTACTGAGGGGAAAATTGCAAATCTTGCGGTAGATACTCTGAAGATCAAAGACAATGCAGTAACGGTGCCAGTTGGAATCAAACTTGTCACACCAATCCCAAAAAATACTCAGAGAAGTGCAACTGTATTTACTGGTGGCGATGCAGTAATTCTTGATACATCAAACTATTTTGGAGACATCATCTCTTTATCTTTAAACAGAAGTGGAGGGAAATGCCAAATTAGTGGCTATGTTTATGTGGATAATGTTTGTGCATCTGCATGGAGATCAAATGGATCTACCGTGAGCAATGCCCCAAAAACTATGTATTGTGGTGTTGTTTTATATAGGAATGGCTCACCAATTTTCATAGGTCGTGTCGCATCTTCAAGTGAAACTACAAACGATGTTGCGGTGTTTAATGGGGCTGTTCAATTACCTACAATCATTGATGACGCATATTCTGGAAATGTTCAGTACTCAATTAGAGTGGGTTGGTCAACTTCAATATCAGACGCTGGACTTATGATTCGACCTTGGAATACAGGTAATGCATCTGTATTAACAGCAACATTATCAGTCTTGGAGCTAAAAAAATGACAGCAATTATCTCAAGAAGAGGCGAATTGCTACAATTGATTTATGCGAATGAAGAAACAATTGCATTAAATAAGCCACTTGGTTGTTTGGCTGTTTCTGATCCCCCACAATCGAATATGTATTATCGTGGATGGTGGGCATTTATCCCCGATCAGCCATCAATTTATCATGTATTTGATTATGATTTAAAACAGTGGGTTGATCCCCGATCATTGGATCAAATTAAGGATCAGAAATGGTCTGAGATTAAAGAAGAAAGAGAAACCGCCGAATATGGCGGTTTTTCATTTTTAGGACATATTTTTGATTCAGATATCACTTCTCAGTCTCGGATCATCACAGCCAGTGAAATTGGCGCGGATGTGGAATGGACTTTAAAAGACAATTCAATTGTTTCGCTAGATGCAGAGCAATTGAGAGGTTTGAGAATTGCGCTAGCTCAGCATGTTTCAAACTGTCATTCAAGAAGCCAAATAGCTCGGCAACTTATTTATGACTCAGAAAGTATTGAGCAAATAGAATCAATTCAGTTTTAGCACCTTCGGGTGCTTTTTTATTGCCAAAAATAGGGGGTTACATGCAAGAGCATGAAAAAACATTACTGACTTTAATCGTAATTGGAGGGCTGATCGGTATGAGTAAGCTTCTAGTTTCACCTGAAAAAC